TTTATAAATAATTATTCAAAAACCGGTCCAGACACCCCCGGCACTGGTGCTGAGATAGCTATTGCTGCAAATACTGACGCCGGGACAGAACTGTATCTTTTAGGTAATACCGAGCGCAATGGTCCAAACATAGAATCTACTCAATGGGATTTAGTTTGGAATGGAGCTGGTGGCAATGCAACGCAAGCCATGGCTCCGACAGCGCCAGAATCTGGTATAAGCACCGATACCGCTTTAGAGGCTTTTGGTTTAGTTTTAAGTTACGCTGGTGCCACGGCCCCATCTCGGGATTCAGTGGATGCTCGGGTTGTTTCCGAGGTTAATGCTGGGACAGGCAATATAATTGACTCGCAGGACGATGTGGGAGGGTGGCCAACCTACGAAGCCGGGGTGGCACCTACCGATACCGATGGGGATGGTATGCCGGATGATTGGGAAGTGGAAAACAGCCTGAACCCAAACTTTGCGGCAGACGGTAATTATTTTGCAGCAAACAATTATACCAATATAGAAAACTATATAAACGGCTTGCTTACAGACTTTGTAATCTCAGAAGGGTTTTCGGGTGCTATGGGCATAACTATAAAATAGGTAGCAATATGAACATTGAAATGCCAAATGATTGGGACTGTTTCGACCATCAAAAACCGTTGTGGAATTATCTTGATGATGGCGGCACCCGAGCTGTTGGTGTGTGGCATCGGCGCGGTGGAAAAGATAGCACAGTGCTTAACTATGCAGGCACAGAAGCAATTGAAACGGTCGGAGTATACTGGCACATGCTGCCCACACAAAAGCAAGCCAGGAAGGTTATTTGGGACGGTATCGACCGGCAAGGGCGAAGGATGATAGACCAGGCCTTTCCTAGACAAATAAGAAAAGCGACCAGATCTCAAGACATGCAAATTGAACTTATTAACGGGTCCATCTGGCAGTTATGTGGTTCCGATAATTATGATGCATTAATGGGTGGCAATCCTATATTTGTTGTATTTAGCGAATGGTCCCTTTGTAATCCAGCGGCATGGGATCATATCAGGCCGATACTGGCCGAAAACGGCGGCAAGGCCATATTTATCTTTACCGCTAGAGGCAAAAACCACGGCTGGAAAATGTCGGAAATGGCCAGGAAAAACGATAAGTGGCATCATTCTATTTACACGGTTGATCAAACTAAGCGACCAGACGGCACACCCATAATCACACAGGAGGCGATACAAGACGATAGAGACTCCGGCATGTCCGAAGACATGATACAACAGGAATATTATTGCTCCTTTGAGGTGGCTATACCGGGGGCCTACTTTGCCCGAGAGATTGCAGCGGCCAGGGCTGACGGTCGTATTCGCTTTATTCCCATAGAACCTTACATCGATGTCCATACCTTTTGGGATTTAGGTATTTCAAAGGGCAACTCAATGGTGATCTGGTTTGTTCAGGCGATAGGGAGTGAAATTAGGAATATCAATTATTACGAAAACGACAATAAGGGGATGGCCCATTATATCGGTGTCGTTAACGATTTTCAGCGTGATCATGGCATACATTATGGCGTACACCACGCCCCACATGATTTAAACATACGGGAATTAATGTCGGGTAAGAAAAGAATAGATACAGCGCGGGATATGGGAATTGTCTTCAGGCTGGTCGATAGAACAACCAACCTGGCCGATAGCATAGAGACAACCCGCAAATTGATTGCCCGATGTTTCTTCGATGAAAACAGGTGTGAAAATGGTATAAGCGCCCTGGTGAGTTATCACAGGGTTTATGACGAAAAGAACCAAATTTATAAAGATGAGCCTGTCCACGATTGGGCCTCAAACGGTGCTGATGGATTCCGACAGATGGCGCAGGCATGGGATGAAAGGCTTGCATTAACAAAGAGGCCGCCGTCTCAGGCGGTTCAGGCCAAGGTAGATTTTAACGTTTTAAATTAGGAGATATAATTATGATTACACGCTGTTCAAAATGCCCTCTTGGTAATGAAAGTTGTAACGCGTCTGAGAAAATTGAAAACACAACCAGTCGGCTCAAGAGGATATCTTTCGTTCCCGGCCCTCGATGTCCGTATATAAGCAATGAGAAGCTTAAAAAGGCGATTGAGGCCATGAGCGCGATAAAGAAAAAGGCCATAGCAAAACAAAAAGGGGGACTCCTTTCCAGGAAATAAATGGAAATAAAGAAAGGAATAAAATGAACATTACCAATTTAACGGAACCAAATGTTGAGGAGATTGAGGAATTAATCGGAGATATGCAAAACGAAAATCCAGACATAGCATATGAAGTTTTTAAAATGCCCTCTCCGGAAGAAATTCTTTCGAAAAGTAAATCTGAAGCCGAATTATTAAAAATGATTTTATCGAAAATTGAATCGTTAGAACGAAAATTTGAACATGTATTTGGTGGCCATGTATTAATCGACGGACAATGGGAATGTATTACCAAACTATAAAAATATAAGCATATGGAAATAAAGAGCGGAGTTACCGTTAAATGGTTCATAATATTTACCGAGTCTACCCGCAAGAAAGGCATAATGAAATGGTTAAAAAGAGATATGAGCCACGTTTACGCAATGAAAAAAAGCGAGGGGGGTCAATTTTGGATGGTTGTAAATCCGTTCATTTCTTATGTAAGCGTGGATCTTATATTGGTGGATGATTACCCACATCCGAGGGCTTATGCCGGCAGCAATTCTTTCATTATACCGGTAACGGCCTTTATCTCGGGAGAGCCAAAATGGTCTTTATGTATTTTCAACTGTGTGGAGGTAATCAAGGGGCTTTTAGGTATACGGTCTTTTTGGACATGGACACCGTATCAACTTTATAAATATTTGAAAAGGAAATAGTCATGGCTGAAGCGGTTCCATTGGTAGCGGGCATAGCCTCCCTTCTTGGCACGGGGGCCAGCGTTGCAATGACAAGAGCAGAGCAATCCAGGTTGAAAAGAGAAGCTAAAACAAAAAAGAAGCGGGAAGATCAGCTTCTTGCCAAGCAAAGACAGAAAGAAGCAGCCGCATTGCTCGAAAACGAGGGTGAGGTTGCCAAAAGAACCGCTTTAATGAACAGAAGCTCCCGGTCCCTACTCCAGAGCACCCCCAGGACCGGCGTTACAACCTTCGGCGGCACAGGGGGCGAAAATGGCTAAAGGAATCCCCAAAGGCCTTGGCTCTATGAACGACCTTTTAAAAAGAGCTGATGCGGCGCGTCAAATATGGGAGATGTGGCGGTCTATTCTTCAAGAAGCGTTTGACTATGCAGCCCCGCAACGAGAAACCTTTCGTTTGTGGGCTCCCGGACAGAGCAAGAACAGGCACATATTTGACAGCACGGCGGTGGATGGGCTTGTCACGTTCGCCAACCGCATTCAGGGCTCCTTGATGCCTTCGTGGCAGCAATGGATGGAACTGTCTGCCGGCACTGAAATACCAGAGGAAGAACGCGACGAAGTAAATAAAAAACTGGAAGATTCAACAGATATCTTCTTTGCAAACCTAAATCATTCTAATTTTTCCACAGAGATAACCCCGGCATTGTCTGATTTGGGTGTAAGTACCGGCGCCATACAGATTGAGGAAGTGGAGTTCGGCAAATTAGGCTCAACCTCCACGTTTAAATTTTCAAACATTCCCCTGGCCGAGTTGCACCCTGAAATGCCGGCATCCGGAGCTATTGAAAACGTATGGAGGCCTCAAGAGGTAGAGGGCGGCCACATAAAAACCCTTTGGCCTAAGGCGATTTTACCGCAACAGTTAAAGGAATCTGTTAAGAAAGATCCGCAAAAAAAAGTAAAGATCCTTAATGGTATGTTGAGAAATAACGACGATGGGTTGTTTTGGCAATTAATTATACATAAACCATCAAAAACACTATTATTTTCTCAATCTTTCAATACAAAGCGACTAATTGTCTTTCGTTGGCATGTGACCCCCGGTGAGGTGTTTGGCCGCGGTCCCATTCTTCAAAAGATTTCAGATATCAGGACGGCAAACAAGGTAAAGCAATTCATTCTTGAAAATGCAGCAATTCAGATGGCCGGAATGTATACCGGCGTTGATGACGGCGTGTTTAATCCCCATACGGTCAGAATAGCCCCCGGAATAGTTATGCCGGTGTCTAGTAACGCCAGCACCAACCCAACCCTTAAGGCGCTGGACAGGGCCGGAGATATAGGCCTCGGCGGTATTATCCTGGAAGATCTGCAAAACGGCATTAGAAAGGCGTTGCTGTCTGAGCCCTTTGGAGAGATTGACGACCCTATACGATCGGCAACGGAGCAGTTATTAAGAAAACAGGCAGATCTTCAAGACCGGGGGGCCTCCTTTGGCCGTTTGAAATCAGAGCTTATTGAGCCTCTTGTCAGGGCCGGAGTTGATATATTAAAAGGCCTTGGCAAGCTTCCAAATATCAATGTTGATGGCAAAGAGGTGACAATCAACCATTCTTCCCCGCTTTCAAAGGCCGAAGATTTGGAAGACTTCCAAAATTCACAAGTTTGGTATTCAAATGTGTCCACCTTGCCCCCGGAAATAGCGGCGGGCTCTGCAAAGCTTGAGGAATTGCCTAAGTATTGGGCTGAAAAGCTTGGGGTGTCTGCCGATCTGATAAGAACAGACACAGAGCGCAAAATATTGGCAGATAAGATAAAAGAAGCCGCAACCGTATCTTTAGGGAGACCAAATGTCGAAGAAACAGGAAGTGCCTAATTTTTATGATGATCTAATGGCTTTTGATCCGGAGGAAGCAGCAAGACAGAAAGCGGATCGAGACGCGCAAGGCGCGAGGCTGGATTATCTTATCCACAGAACTTTTTGTCAGACGGAAGAGGGGAGAGAGCTTTTAAGTCTCTGGAAAGAAACGTTAATTATGACTCCCGGGGGTGAACCCGGAGCCGATTTATACACACTTGGCATAAATGAAGGGCTAAAGCGTTTTATTAGAAGCATTCTCTTAACCAATAAACGAGTTGAGGAAGGAAGGTAATTTTATGAGTGAAGAGCCATTAATTCCGGCTGCCGTGCCTGATGCCGATCCAAATGCAGCGCCACCGGCCATCCCCCCGACTATCCCACCTGCAGGAGATGCGCCTTCGTTTGTGTATGCTGAAGGTATCCCGGGGGCTGGGGATGTACCGGAATGGTTCAAGGCCGATAAGTACGCCAGCATTTCAGACCAGGCAAAGGCCTATAAGGATCTCGAAGGCAAGCTCGGATCTTTTACCGGAGCCCCCGAAAAATACGAAGTCTCTCTCTCTGAGGCGTTGACCGAGAAGGGCATTTCTATCACGGAAGACGATCCTCTTTATGCGGAAGCCGTTAAATTCGCCACAGAATCAAACATGAATCAAGACGGCTTCAATCAAATGATGGAACTGTATGCCATGTCCAAGGTAGCCGACTCGGAGGCCATGGAGCTCCACAAGGCCGACGAGATCAAAGCCCTTGGCCAGAATGGACAGGAAAGGCTTAACAACCTGGATTCATGGGCAAAAACCAACCTTTCAACAGAACTTTACGAGGGGTTTGTGTCCATGGCCACCTCAGCCCAGGCGGTTCAAGCCCTTGAAAAGCTTGTCTCTATGACCAGGAACGCGCCGATTAATCCCGCTGAAGTCAAGCCCGGATCGGGTACTATTTCTCACGACGACCTTAAAAAGATGCAGTTTGAGAAGGATGAACACGGAAACAGAAGATTGCAATCAGACAAGGCATTTAGGGCCGAGTTTGAAAAACTTTCTAAAGAATTGTGGGGGACCGAAGACCATACAACAATTATTGGTTGACATATCAACTAATTTATGAATTAATGAGTTTAAATCCTACCGATACCCTCTGTTAAGAGGCCGGATAAAGGGAATTTTGAAACCGTAAGGCAACGAAATTGACCCGATTTTCGGACACTCAATTAAGGTAGCCACAAAAACCTTAATCTTTAACGGAGGAAATCATGTCTAAGAATCTAACGAATGCGGCTGTTATCGCGTTTGACAATGAGGTCAAGCACGAATACCAAGGCGCGGGCAAATTAAGGAACACTGTTTCACTCAGAACCGGTGTTATCGGGGAGTCTTATAAATTTACTCGCATGGGTAAAGGGCTCGCCAACCAGAAAGCAACGCAAGCCGCCGTTACCCCCATGGATATCAGCCACGCACGGCAGACGGCCACCATGCAGAACTGGAACGCTCCCGAGTATACGGACATCTTTGACCAGGCCGAAGTGAATTTTGATGAGCGTCAGGAACTTGCCCAAACCATTGCCAAGGCTATTGCGCGCCGGGAAGATCAGCTTGTTATTGACGCCCTGGCCGCCGTATCCTTCGCCGCCACGAATGATCAAGACCCGGATACCGGCAGAATTCTCGACATTTCCGGCACCAGGAATTTCGATGTTGAGGCCGTTCGGCAGTCTGCACAGCATTTGAATGAAATCGAGGCCGATGAGGCGGACAGGCATATGATTATCCAGGCTGGGGCCTTAAATGAAATGCTGGATGACCCCGAAGTTACCGGTGCCGATTATGTGTCTGTAAAAGCCCTTATCAACGGCGAACTCGATACTTATTTGGGTTTTAAGTGGCATGTAATTGGCGTAAGGGCTGAGGGTGGCCTTCCCGGTGTAACGGGTGACGAAATTGCTTTTGCTTATCATAAGGCAGCCATTGGCCTCGCAATCGGTATCGATATGAAAACTACCATCGACTGGATTGCTCAGATGACTTCATGGCTGGCAAACGGCATATTTAAGGCCGGATCGGTGGCAAGAGAGCCACAGGGAATTATCAAAATCCAATACAACGAAACCACTTAACCGAAACGTTGTTTTTAAGCGTTTAACTTTATGGAGGAATTTATCATGTCTTTCGCATTAGCGGGTTTCGTTCCCGCATCGGGCCAGGCGAACAGCAACGTTCCCAGGGTGTATATGTACATTTCGGATGATCTTATTGCCGCCATTATAGCCGCTGATTACTTTCTTGCGGCGTATAAGCATTTACAGGTTGGTGACATTATCATTGTCCGTGCCGATGACGATGGGAACGCGAGTTTTCATGAGTTGTGGGTTCTTACCTCTTCGTTTGCCGGTGTGACCGTGGCCCTCAAAACCAGCCAGGAATTGACTGTATCGGGAGCCGTGACTCCCGGTGTTATGTCTGTCGAGCTTAGTCATGCCTCAACAGCCGTGTTGGCTGTTATCGCAGATGCAAAAGCGCATCAGGGTTTGCTTGCGGTGGTTAACACCAGCAGCGGAGGCACGGAAGCCCATACGCTTACCCTCACGGCGGGCACCTTTAACGGCACCAATAATGTTGCAACCCTGAACGCTCCCCTTGAAGCTCTTGTGGTGTGGATCGATTCGGCTGGTAACGGCACCATTATTGTGAACGTTGGAAGCGTTGCCCTCAGTTAACCTTTAATGGGGGCTTCGGCCCCCTTTTTAAAGAGGGGCTATGTTTCAAAAACCGGTAACGAGCGTATTTGGGGATGCTTCCGTAGTTTTTGACACCCCCATTTTTCAAATTACAGCAGCATATCTTTCCTTGGCCCAAACAGATTCATTTCTTAGTGGATCGGGAAATACCGGGGCAGAGAATTCCATGTTTTATGCCGCAACTGGTACGGACATAAACGGCTTTGCAACTCTTTTGTCTTTTCATCCATTAATATATCGTGCCGGACAAGGCGCAAAGGCCCGGCTAACGGCTATTTTTGATACTCCGAAAGACAATTCTTTACAATTTGCGGGGCTGCTCAACACTACCGATCGTCTAGGCTTTGGATATTTTAACACCACGTTCGGAATATTTTATCAAAAATTCGGGCTGGGAACTATACAAGAATTACAAGTAACTACCCAAGCCGGTGGCGCTGAAAATGCAACCGTCACGCTCAACGGGACTGCATACACGGTGCCCTTAACGGCAGGGACGGTGCAGCATAACGCCATTGAAATTGCAGCAAGCATGACTTCTCAGGAGTCTACCTGGTCGTTTGCAGCTACCGACGATACGGTTGTTGCTGCTTCGAGAGTTACGGGCACAACCGCCGGCGCTTTTACTTTTTCTAGTGCCACGGCTGTTGCTTCATGGACTTTAATTATTGACGGTGTACCATTTGAAACCGATTTTTACTCTCAGGCACAATGGAACCGAAAAACAAACAGAAAGGTTGACGCACAGAAATTAATGCCCTATCAAATTAGTTTTCAATATTTGGGAGGCGGTCAAATAGATTTTGCAGTAGAAAACGGCGAAACAGGCCGCTTTGATGTTGTTCACTCAATAAAATATGCACAGACTAAAACACGCCCTTCAGTAAGCAATCCGTCTTATCGGCTTGGTATCGCGGTTGCAAATCTTGGGAACATAACAGACCTAAAAATACAGACCGCCAGTTTTGCGGGATTTATAGAAGGCGTTCTAGGGATATTTGGAGAGAATAACGCCGCCCATCATACAGCCTTGGCCGTGGGTACTGCGGAAATCAGTATAATTTCCGTTCGCAACAGAATTGTATTTGACAAAAAGGGTGCAATTACCGAGATCAGGCCAATAAGGGCAAGTGCGGCATCGGATGGATTAAAGCCCATCGAGGTAAATATATATATTGACGCTACATTTTCCACGCCATTGGTTTATGACTACATAGACAAAGACGACTCGATTGCGGAGATATCAAAAGATCAGCAAACAATAACAGGGGGTTTCATTGTTTATTCAGGGGCGGTCGGGAATATAGATTTAGAAACTTTGAATTTACACATACTTCCGGGGAGAACATTAACCATCGCCATGAATGTTTCACAAGTGCCAGCGGCGGCAATGACCGCATCCCTTAATTGGCTAGAAATTTTTGCATGACAGGAGGTTTTAAATGCCTAGCGATATCGATATGGCAAGCAATGCGCTTATTTTGCTTGGTGACAATCCGATCGCATCCTTTTCCGATGCTGGGGCCGGGGCTCAGACAGCGGCAAATTTATATCCATCCGCATATGAACAATTTCTATCGGAGCATCCCTGGAGTTTTGCGTTAAAAGAGCTGGAATTGAGTCGGTTGTCTCAAGCGCCCGATGATCTAACCAACTTTCAATATGCGTATCAAATGCCGTCAGATTTAATTAGATTATGGAAATTAATGCCTCATTCTTTTTATACTATTGTCGGCTCTTATCTATATTCGAATGAAAACGAATTGTTGGCGAGATATGTTTATAAAATAGCAGAAACACTTTTGCCGCCTCATGCGGTGGTAGCCTTGCAATATAAGTTGGCGGCTGATTTCTCTATGGCCATAACGGAAAGCATTTCCATGGCTGAAGCGTTCGAGAAGCAATACAGGAGATATCTGTCTATAGCCCGGTCAGTAGATTCACAGGGGCGGCCACAGGTGCCAATAGTAGACAGCCCTTTTGTTGATGTACGTTTATCAGGCGGGAGGTTTTTTGAGTAATGCCTCAATCATTTTGGACATTACAGTCTAATTTAAACCGTGGCGAACTCGATCCATTGTTGGCTGGCAGGAAAGACTTGCAAGCTTATTATAATGGTGTTGAGGCGGGATTGAATACCCTGATTATTCCTCAGGGCGGACTTAAAAAACGGCCCGGCATGGAGTATATTGCAACGGCTTTGGGTGATGGAAGAGTAGAGAATTTTTCTTATAACGTCGATCAAAATTACCTGCTTGTATTCACGAATTTAAGAATGCAGGTATTTAAAGAAAGTGTGCTGCAAACAGATATTAACGGGTCGGGATTTAATTATTTAGTTACCCCCTGGACACTGGCACAGATTGCCGATTTTGATTATAGTCAATCGGTCGATACGATTATTATCTGTCACCCTGACGTTCAAACCAGGACCATTACAAGATCGTCCGATACAACGTGGACAATAGCAAACGCGCCATTTACCAGTAT